GCATTAGGGTGTGTTGCTTGCATTTCGTTTTGATGTGACATGGTGGTTATTATAGCACTCTTTTAGGGTTTTCGATCAAATCTTGTTTAATACACTCATTCCAAATAGTGATTACATCTTTATTAGTACCACTAGCCACAGCCAGCCCGCACGTTTGGCAACCAGCAAAATAGAGATAATCCCCTTGTATATTCTTACACCATATTTCAGCTTCGTGCCCTTCTCGACAATCGAGTAACGGCACATAACTCACTTTACACCCTCAATATGAATATTCAGTACCTCGATTTCACTATCACCACAATCAGCTTTAGCTATTGGTGAGCCTATTATCATTAATACAGTTATTAACATTAGTGTTTTCATTTGTTAGCCCTATTATCATTTATATTTCTACCAACTCATTCTAGGCGGCACTACATCTTCTCTTCCATCATATTCTGTTATTTCAAAACTCGCCCCGTCTGGTATTTCTTTTATTGCTAACGAAGAACAAAAACCATTAGCTTTATCACCTAAACTCTCTATGACATTAATTAAGTCATGGTCACACCTCTCTTCATCCTCATAGAAGCTTGGATAATAATAATAATCACCAGGCAAGCTTTCTACTTCCTCCCCGCAATCTTTAGTTAAAGCATGGTAAGACATGCCTTCTTCCGGAATGCCGGTCACTCTTTTGTGCATCTCCTTGCCTTCATGCTTATACCCTATTTGGGTATACCACGTTAATTCAATACCTTTTAGCTTTGCAAATTCAGTTAAAGCCAATAAGCTTAATCCAAACCCACCAAAACAAATATGTGGTGCGGATCATCGAACTTGTTGAACATCACAGGCTTTATTCTAGTTCTCCCGCCTGTCTTTGCTCTCACGTCTAAATTAACCCTGCCTATCTTGATATAAATACAACTCTTAGTATCTTTCTTTTTCTCGATCGCTCCATCATCAACTAATAGCTTTATTGGATTTGAAAGTAACCCGCTTCGAGACTTAGACCAACCATCAAGGGAATCTAATAGCTCTTTACGGGTAAACTCTCGGCCTATTGCATAAGAGTGAATTAATACTCTTAGATCATGGCTAAAGTTACGCATTAAAACCCAATATCATCATTAAAATCCGGTACTGGCTGATTCTGCTTTGGGGCTTGCTGCTTGCCTTGATAATCATCATCAAATATAGACACCATCACCATATCACGGGCTTGCTTGCCTTGAGTTACTGCTAGATGATTTTGCTTAATCAACACACCTGCAAGGTTAATAGTCGGGTCTAGCAGGATATATGCGCCGTTATCGCTTGTTAATTCTACGCCTAACTTCGCATATTCCCCTTTAGTCTCGCCGTCTTTTTGGTATTCGCCTACTTTCGCTACTATTCGCTTTGCCATCTTATAAATCCTCTTTTTTCATTGTTAAAAGTTCTTTAATTATCGCCTTGTATCCACGCTTTGAGTCTTCTGGCTTATCACTGCCAAACTTAGACCATAAGGCTATTTGCTCATCAGGCGTAAGACGTGTAAATCCGTCCTGTACGCGCTCAAAGTCCATCACATCGACATCAGCATCAACTACTTCTTTGAAAGCGTTGTACGCGCCTTCTACGACTGCCTCACGTATTGGGTCAGGGCTTACTTTTACAGGGTTTTCAGGTAAATCTTCGCCTCTGTAAATGTATAACCCTAATCCATGCAAACTTATTGCCTTGGCTAAACATCTTTGAATAGATGTATTAACTTGAAAGCTATCAGGCCCTTTAACTGTTTTGTTTCGATGATCTAAAACAGGATGTACTTGTGTACGGGTTACACTTTCAATCGTTACCGATACCGTTACAAAACAACCCGCATTAGTTTCTTTGTAAGGCGCTCCATCAAATGTATGCACCTCCCACTCTGTCATAGGGTATTTGCGTAACATCACGTCTACCGCATCAGCCCATGACAAATAAGTAAATTGACCTTTCTTTTCTGTAAAATCACCAACGTCTAAAGGCGCTAGTGTTTCATATACGCTACTCATAACCCTCTCCTAAAATGCTTTTTCTTTTTCGTGTTTATCTGCGGCTTCGTCCATCTCTTTAATGGTCGGTACTTGGCTATCAAGCCATTTTTGGTAATCATTAGGGTAGTTTTCCTGCATGTCTCTCAAGTCTTGTGGTATGTAAATTTCACTCATCCTATCGCCCTCTCTTGTAACTGGCTTTCAAAACCCTCAATATACTCAGGCTTTAAAGCTTCAATTATATCCGCCTTATTTACCCAAACACCTATCACATCAAACGACTCGTTAATGCGAGGTTTAATATCACCTTTCTCTTGTTCGGCAGGCTCGTAATTAAACTCTATCAATACATCTAAATCTTCTAATGTTGCTGCTGCGAATGCGCTCATACTCTCATCCCTCAATAAGTTTCTTATGGTTTAAATATACGCCTATCCATGTATAAAGCAAGCGTTATTGTAAATATATTTATTTAGTATAGATGCCTAATACGGAAAAAGCTTTTCCTTATCCCCTCTAATGTTTTAGCCCATCCCGCCTGCTTCCATAGCTCATCATCAACTTTGACAATATACTGATCTATTCTATTTGATCTGTATAAATCAATCTTATGTACTACAGGCTTTCCCATGTCATAGTCAATTATTATAATCTTACGCCTTAGATTTGGAGGCATCCATTTGCGCTCTGGCTCGTCACCTTCAAGGCGTTTTCGCTCTTTTGCAGCTCTGGCATTTTCCATTTTCTTACTCTGAACTGTCCGTTTTCTATAAGCCATACCTTGCACGCTCCTGATATTCTAGTGTTATGTGTCTAGAAATTATTATCAAAGTGGTCACTTATGCACTTCTCAAACAAATCAGTATCGAAGCCACCAGCCTCTCTGTCTTTATTTTCTATAAAAACCAAATTACCATTTTTCCAAATTTTAAAGTTACCTGTATCAACTACTGAATAAACATCGCGGGTAATACCTCCTTCTTGCTCAGCTCTTTTCAAGTAGTCCATTGCTTGCTTCACCAATACGCTGCCAGGGCTGGCTTTATTTAAAGAATGGGCTAATCGTCTAATTAACACTACTAAGTCGCCCACACATAACAAGGCGCTAAACTCGGACGCATCACCGTTACTATCCACTGCCTGTTCGTCTTTTTTATCATTCATATTCATATCCTGTTAATTTATTAATCGCGCCGTTTAACTTGGCGTTA